AGCTGATGTTAATGAGCTTCTTCCTATTTTTGAAGAACTTGCTGGTGAATCATCGCTTACAGATGAAGCTCTTACAAGGATAGTTAAACAAAGATTCCCCGGTACTGACGCCGAATACGTTAAAGACATTTTGACTTCTTTAGGTAGCAAAATAGGAATGGACCAACTTTTGTCCATGAGAGCAGAATCAAGAGATGGATCTTCTGGGTTTGGTCAGCTTACGCAAATGGAGCTAGAAGCTCTTCAAGCGTCTCAGGGAACCTTGCTTAGAGATGGCAAAATAGCAAACTATAAAGTAGTTCTAAGATCTTTAAGGAACATTAAGACTACTATGGAAGCCAGACAGGAAGAAATTAAAAAAGACGCTAGATTTCTTTTTAAACCAATCGCTACTAAATACAAAATAGGTGATGAAGAGTTTGATTCGTATTTAGTTATTCCAGATTACACCAACAATGATCCTAGTGGATCAAGCAACGATCCGATTCCTTCTTCGGCTCTTTTTGATCCTGATCCCAATAAGGAATATTAAAAATGGATAACGTTAAAAGGATAAAGCATAAAGACGAAGTTATTCCGCTTTCAGAAAGCGATTATAATCGTCTTTTATCGCTTCCCGTCGGGGAACGCGAGGCTGCTGTTGAAAGAGCGTATAATTACGTCAAAAATCAAAATCTACAAGAACAACAAAAACAGCAAATTGACCAGCGTTCTACACAAGCAAAGCGAATCTTATCCCAGTTCGACACATACGTTCCAGCCGCTGCTACTCCATCTGGATCATATCTAGATATGGCAACAAGGGTGGAGGGAATTAAACCCGGACTAGGGAAAGGCCCTAAAGAACCTTACATTGCTGCTGCATTAAAAATTCCTGAACAAGATCTAAATACTACATCTGGATTGCCAGCGGGACTCCGGGCAAAAGTTTCTTTGCTTGCAGATCCAGAGGCTAGAAAAGTTTTTCTAGAGAAACAAACAGGTGGAACGTTGGAATCTTTGAATATTAACGGAACCGCTGAAGATTACATTCGATTTCCGAACGGAAAAGTAATCCAAGTTGATGAGACTGGTTTTAGTGCAAAAGATTTTTCTGACATGAGTGGAGAAATTCTTCCTACTGCGGCAGAGATTGTGACCGCTGTGGGCCTTACAGCTCTTTCTGCACCAACTTCAGGGGGTAGCGTTATTTTGGTAGGAGCGGCAAGTCCTGCTGCTGGAGCTTTTGCAAGAGAATTTCAGTCTATTTTTGCTCAAGAGGTTCTAGGTTTTGCACCAGAGGTTGAAGTAGACTTTCTTGAGTCTGCTGCTCGCGTTGCTGGGGACACGATAATAGGAGCTACTATTGAGGTTCCAATAATCTTTGGAGCTAGGCCCATTATAACTACTATTTTTCCAAATACTAAAGAAGTTAATAAGGTTGCAAACGCTGCTGCGGAAAGTGCTGCTGATTATAATAAAAAGTTTAAGCCCGAGATAAAACGAGGAGAGTTATCGGCAGTTCCAGAAGTTCCAATCACTAAAAAAGGTTTAGAGTTCACCGCTGTTGCTCAACCAAAAACAATGGTTAGGAACATAGAAAGAACACGAGAAAACCTTAATAATGTTCCTGAAGTTATTTATGGAGGCCCTGAGGTAGCAGAGGAAGTTGTTCAAAGATCCGCCAGAAGAGAAATAGAAACTATAGACCTTGCTACGGAAAGGCTTGCCAAAGAAAGAGAGGATCTGGGATCAGATGCCGTAGATGCACTAACTAGAGATTTAAAAGACAGGAGATCTACTATAGAGTTTTCTTTAACTGGAGGAGCTCAACCCATAGACGAATTAGCTGTCGCTGCTGGACAAAATGCTGAATCAATTATTGGAAAAGTAGACACAAAAATATCTGAAAGGAATACCCGTTTATACGATCGTGTTTTTAATAACGCGTACAACGAGCAGGTATCGGTTCCAATTAAAGCCGTCGTTGAGGCAATACAAGGCAAGACTATAGCTAGAAAAGGCCAGAAAAAACTAGATAAGGATAGTGTTGATGCTGTTGTTTCTCAACTGCTTAGAAAAGTAATTCAAAAACGAGGAAAAGAGTTTAAAACTTTAAGTGAACTTAAGGCTGATGATTTTTATCAAAATGGAACAGTTACTTTTGCAGAGCTTGATCGTTTGTGGAAAACTAACAAAGAAGCTTTTGATGTAAGTGCTACATCTAGAAATGAAGCATCTAGAAATCTGGACAAAAGATTAAATGATTTAAGAAAGTCTTCGGTTAAAAACGCACCACAAACAAAAGCGGCTTTAGAAGAGGCAGATGCTTTTTACAGGGATACGTATGATCGTCAAAAGCAAAAAATATATAAACAGTTTTTTGAAAAAAGAAAAGGCAAAGGAGCAAATGTAGGCTTAAAAAGCTTAGTATCTTCAGACAACTCATTAAAATCTGCCGAGGACATTCGCTTTGCTAGAAAGCAGGTTGAGGAGTTTGGGGACGCAGAGGATATTACATTGTTTAACCAAGCTCTGCGGTATCAAATTTTGAATGAAAAGAATTTTATTGGTGGAGTCCCGGCAAATTTAGGAAGAGAGGAAAAGATTTTATTTAGAGAAGTGTTTGGGGACAATGAAGCAGAGTTCTTGTTTGACTTTGCAGAAGCAGCTAGAGCCGCTAACGTAAAACTTACTTTAGAAAATATACAAGAAGTCGGAAATGTATTTTTAAGACAAGGGAGAAACGCGGGAAAAAGAGCTGTAGATAATATAATACAAGCAGATAGGCTTCAGAAAAGGGCAGATGATTTAGCTTCTGAAGCTTTGTTTTCTAGAAGTAATTCTAAGGAAATTATAAACGGAGATTTAAATTACGCAGGGAAACGTATAACTGATAACGTATCGCCAAATTCAGTGGCTACCTTTGTAAACCAACTTGACGATTTAGAAAAAAGAGCATTTAAAAAGTACACCCTATCTTACCTTATAGAAAATCAAGGCAAGATGCAGGGAGAGACTGGCCTTTTTGATGCTAAGTCCGTATTAAAGGTTTTAGAAAACAATCCTGAAAAATACAAAACTATTTTTGGTGATGATGTAGATAAAATTAAATCTTTTCTAAATGTATTTGATACCTACAATATAGACTTAAAAAGAGCCAGAGAAAGAAACTTTGGTCAGGTGAACTACGGCAACAGGGTTATTTTTGATCCAGCAACAAACAGACTTAGGCTATACACAAATTTGTTAATGAGCTTACCAAACGTTGGTGCTTACAAAGCTAAAATAGGATCTATGGTTCTCGCTAGTGCCTTTACGTCGGGTAAGTTTAATCCTAAGCTTAGCAAGTGGACGCTGCCAGATCTTGAGTACAACGAGGCTTATATTACAAAGCTTGTTCAGACTATGTTAATGGCAGAAGACTCTGTAGATTTAGTTCTTGGACAGGACGACTTATTGCAAAGATCTTTGATAGAGCTTTTAGGGTCCTCAAATATGGACAGACCTACTTCCAAAAACCAAGCTCCGCTTCAGTATATGTTTGAGGACTAAAGCTCAGAAATAAGCTTACGGTACTTCTCTTTAGTAGATTCCCGCTTTGACTGCTTCATCAGCCTTTTGTATTTCTTAATCAGCTTATCTTTATCAGTCATGTGTCTAGGATGAATAGGATTCCCAGAATAATCTTGGCTCCAGTATTCAATTAGACCAATAAGTATATCTTCAACAGATGCCCCTAAGTGCCTGCAATACCTGTTGAACGCATTGATTACCTTCCCCTCAAATGCGTTAATCTCCCGTTGCAGAACTTGCCTAACGTTCCCCGTCCTATGATCGTGATCTAGAACGGGGTCCGTTATGGGCAATAGGGATATGGGGTCTATCCCCTTCTGCTTATTGAGAACGTTGTCTCGATAAGCTTTTAGCTCCTTGTATTTAAGCTTGTTCGCCATAATTTAAGCCAGAGAAGAACTGATAGCTGTCATTCAGCTTATTGAACGCAGTTATCCCCCACTCTACCTTATCAGCAGGCCATTGCTTCACCTTCATCTCAGTGGACTCGCAGTCAAATACGACGCTGAACACATCTGGGATGTAGTCTAGATCCCACTGCTTTGAGATAATCTGGGCTTCAATGGCTAACTGGCAACAGTCCGTATCGTAGCTCTTGTTCTTATCGTTCCTGAACTTGAAGTCGTACAACTCGTACTTCCCTCTTTTGTTCATGCAAATAAGATCAAGCATACCAGCAACATTCAGATCGTCATCCAGCACAGAGTACTCCATGTGTAGAGGAGCTGTCTCTGTTTCGGATATATGCTCTATGAACTTACTGGCGTACTGCTTGTACGGCCCGTGGTAATCAGCTCCGTCTTGGTACTGTTTAAGAGCTTCCTCTAAGCCTGCGTGAGCTTTTGTACCGAACTCTGATGATGTTACCTTAGTACCATCTTCATCAATTCTGTAGCCCCACAGACGCTCTTTAAGCTTAGCGGGTGAATCATCAGGGTAGAATTTAGTGTACTCAATCAGCTTGTTTTCTCTCCAGACGTTCATGTCGAACCCAGATAGACCTTTAGGCATAATTGAGAGAACGCCAGTAACCGAGGGAGAAACTCCCCCGTGCTTCTTGGCTTTGGCTATACTGTCTACGGACTTAACCAAAGACACTCTGCCTGTACTGCTTTTTTTGTAGAAGTGCATTACAAAGATATATTAGGCTCCTCTACCATCTTGAAGATTTCTTCCTTGTACTTGTCGAGTAGGGTTAGCTTCAGCATCTGGATGTAGTCCTTATCGGACAACCCTTCTGCTCTGAAGCCGTATATCTCTTCTCCATCAATCTGAGCCTTTTGGCGATGATACGTGCCTCCATCTAGATGTAGTGTATCTTCGTCAATACGCCTGTACTCTCGGTGATGTACACCGCCAACAAGAGCAGCTATCGATTCTGTTCCATTGTGATCAGAGGATAAGTAGAACTTGCACCATTGTACAATCTCTCCCCAATCAATCGCTGGGGTCGCTGGACTCGCTTGGCTCTGCATTTTTAGCGTTAGCTTTGATCTGGTTCACTATCTGATCTTTGAGATCGTCAATCTCTGCACCAGTAAGATTCTCCCAAGAGCGATTGACGTTCTTCCTAGCAAGGTCGTGTCCGAAGTTCACGATAGCGTTAAGAGTCATTCCCTGAAGGAGATCAAGGACTGACTGACTATTAAACACGTTATTGATCATATGATCCTTAACTTGTTCGTCCGTTATGTTTTCTTTTTTTATTTCGTTAGACATAATTTATAAGTATTGTTCAGATTCAAGAAATGCAAGTGCTAAAATGCAGTACCCGATAAGATCTATGAATGTATCCTTAACGGTCTCTTCTGCAACTAAAAGTTTACCATTTTTGCAATAGGATTTTAGTCTTTGTACTTTGTCCCCTATGCGTATGCAAATAGAGACTAGAGTGCCTACACCGAACTCCTCGGACTGCTGGAAGTTAGCGAATATAGATCCCCCGACGGTGTAGTCGTGCCGCTTCTTGTTAAGCAATTCCCTGACTTTAGGGAAAAGCTTATCCAAGAAATCGTCAAACTGTGCTGGCGTCATGTCGCTCATGCTTCTTTAGGCCACATTCCTCTAGATTGCAAGTACTCCGTAACCTTATCCATGTCTGGAGTAACTCTTTGAGGCCAACGATTAACGCCTGTTTTAGCTATTTTCCGGTTGTGAGACGCCTGACGGTTCACTTTGTAACTATCTCTTTTTTCTTGTATTTCTTTCAACAAGTCTTCAGCCGACATGGGCAGGACACAGCCATTGCCAGCTTCAACCGTACCCTCTTTTATTTGAGCAGCTTTATGGACTGCTGTCATAAATCTAGAGGGTTTAACTTCGTGTAACACTTTACCATTTTTATTTTTTACTAACCACATTTTCTTTACGCTCCTTTTCTAGTTGTTTATGTTCTAAGTAATCTTTGAATACTTTATCAGAAATTTGGTGATGTTTGCCGCAACTCTTGCATTTCATTTGATGCCTTCTTATGCCAGCAGCACTAATTCTGGTCATGTTTTTCTTCATGTTCTCAGACCCGCAGTGAGGGCAGCTCCATCTGTCAGACCCCAAGGATACCCCAACGTGCGTTTTAGGCTTTGCGTAGTACGACAGCTCGTTGTACACCTCTTGAAGAAGCAGGACATCTCTTTTGCAGTACTTTACCATGTAATCTAACGCTTCTTGGTCTTTATCTAGAACTATGTCAACCCAAAGGTCCCAACTGGTAGATATTTTTCCCTGCCCGAATAGGTATTTTCCTAAGTAATCCAGTCTACCGGAGTTCAGTCCCATCTTTCTTGCCCACTTCAGAGTGTCAACTGTAGTTACATTAACATCTCCACGTATCTTGTGGTACATCATTCTACCCTTCAACCAAGGGAAGTCAAAGCGATCTATGTTGTGGCCCACAATCTCATCAGCGTCTTCGATGATCTCAGCAAACTTTTTGACGATACGGTAATCCGCGTTGTTGTTCTGCTCTCGCCAACGCCCAATCTTGTTGAAGTCCCAGTCTATGTTATGAACCTCTTTCTCGTGCTCAGTCTTCCAGCACATGGTTACAACTGCCCTTTCTTTGACGATATTGTCATGCGGTATATTTATTTTGTATCCCGCTTTCCAAAGTAGGGCTATGTTTGGGCTTGTCTCTATATCTAGGAATACTCTTTTCATAATAATTTTGAGGCTAAGAATTGTGTACACATAGCTCCGAACTCCTCGTCGTAACAGCTAGTGTGTTGCTGTGTTTTTAGTACAGCGTGAAAAATTTCGTGAGCAATAACTGAGTTGCATTTTTGGCTTACGTAAATTAAAATGTTTGGGCCGTTTTTCCAACAGGCCCCTAAGTAATCATCTTCGAACTCTAGATCTGCATCTATGCCTTGGGAGTACACCCAGTTGCTGTACGATTCAAACGATCCTCCTATTTGGCACAGGTATCCTGTTGGCAAGAAATCGTTTTTGATAAAAAGTCTTTTCATAAAAAAAAGGGGGCCTAGGTAAAAATCACAAAACCCTAGACCCCCTTGCTATGCAACAGATAACAATATACCAATATATGATGACTAGAAAGCCTCTTCTTCTGAAGAGGAAGTTGGTGAGGCTTCAGGAGAATCCTGAAAGTTTTGAAACGCTGCCCAGAGTTCTCTGGCTAAATCCAATGATTCAGTCGCGTTTCCGCCTCGTTCAGCAGCGATCTTAAAGATCATTGCCAAAGAAATAGCTTCGTCTTTTCCAGATGTGCCACGAGTTGCTCGTGAAGCAGATCGTGGAGGCTGTTGTACGCCTTCCGGCTTTGAGAAAGACACCTTTCTGTTCCCCTTTTTAGTCTGCCCTTTCTCGACAATTTCAACGATGGAGCCAGCAGTAGCCCACCACGGTGACTCTGTTGTTCCATTTGCATAAACTTGCTCTCCTCCTTCGAGAGTAACCGCGAAGGGATACAAAGTCCCGTATTGACTTTTCCAAGGTTCGCCGAAGCGTTCTGTTGATTTAATTGTGTCCATACGTACTAAAAGGCACTTAATTCGTGCTCTGTCAAGTCCCATTCGACAATTTCTTCATTTTTTTCTAGTTTTTCTAGATTTTGTATCTCGGTATGGAACATCCGGCGGCTTTTCTGGAACCAGAGATCACGGTAAACGAGTATGCCAGAGTTTCGCTGCTTAGACACGTAGAACTTACCATCAGGCCCATCTACCTGTTCTCCAGCCTCCAATTTCTTTTCCTTCTCCTTGTTTCTCCAGATAAGAGCAATGCTGTGCGACGCAGCGACTATGCCCTGCCCACCTAGTATATGCTCGTTTTCCGGTACCCCAGCCGTAGTTGCCTTCTTTGCATCACAGTGAGCTATCAGAATTACCGTGACCCTGTTGTCCAAGGCGAACTTAGCTGCTTGCTTCGCTATACGCTCTTGCCCGTTCCAGTCGTCTTTCGCTGTTAGGTGCATTAGAGCATCTATCACAAAGATGTCGCATCCATATCTGCGATTAGCGTACAGGAAGTCATCCTTGAGGCTCTCCCAAGTGTTGTCTGTACCCTCTTCTGATTCCACGAACCAAAGTTTGTCGGTCAGTACGCTTACATCGTCGTCGATCTTAGCAGGATCTGGGCATTTCCCGTTCTGCATCCACAACATCTGCATCAACATACTGCTGCTCGGTATCTCAAACGACGCTACACATCCTCTGCGGTCATTAGCCACCATCTCGTGCAGTACCATCTGGTACATCAGTTGGGATTTTCCGTGTCCTGCGTACCCTCCTAGTGTAATTAGCTCGCCCTCACGCAATCTAAACGGCAGTTCAGGCCACATGAAAGGGTTGTGAGCCTTCTCGCTTTCGTATCTCTGGACCTCATCAGCAACATCTGAACCTAGGCTCGCTGCTGTGCGTATCGTAGGAGGATCATTGGACTCCGCAGACTGCACTAGATCTGGAGCATCTGTAGGAGATTTGCGTAGTAGATCGTTGGCGTCGTTGATCCCATCTGGGTACTGCACCGTCCTACAACGCTGCAACCCAAGCCGTTTAGCTATGGCTT